AAGAGTAACTGTGCGGTCTGCCGTTGGGTCACCAGAGGTAAGAGTGAGCTCAAATGAGTTAGGGGTTGCGCCTTCAAATACAAGGTTGACACCTGTGTCAAGTGTTACGGTTCCCGTAAAGGTCGGGTTGTTAGAAGGAGACTTAGTATCAATCTGAGTCTGGATAGCAGAGGTTACGCCATCCACATAGTTAAGCTCTGTAGTGGTAAGTGTTGCGCCATCAAGAATGTTGATTTCTGCGGCATCTGCGGTTACGCCGTTAAGTCCAACAGCTTCCCAGATAGTACCGTTATAAACACGCATTTCATTAGAAGCAGTGTTGTAGTAAACCTGACCTGTTACAGGACTTGATGGGTCAGTGGCTAAGTTTTGAATACGAGCATTTTGCAGCTCGTTCTTAGTTAAATCTAGTGACGTTAAATACTTACGTGCCATTTATCTCATCTCCTTAAGACAGATACGCTTTGCCGCTGAATGCTCCAGTAAAAGTTATCGTAAGGGAGTTAGTGTTCGTGTAGGCTATTTCACCTTCAACGATTGATCCACCCGAGTCCTGAACGGTTACGTTTGGGTGCCACCCAAGATTGTGCGTTACTACCCACACAGCCGAAGATGTTCCCTGGACATGAGTATATGCGAGAGTTTGAGCTGTAGGTCCCCCAACTATTACTGGATTTATTCCAGAGATACTTCCTGGGGATGGGGCAGCAATTAGAATAACGTCTTGATTTGTCCCTGCGGAATCGCCTGGGCGAACGTATTGGGTCATTGAGTCACCTGCGCAGTTACAAAGATTTTTCCAGTAACGTAGGTGTGAATCAATCCGTTTGAGTCAGTTAGCTGTACGTCGTAATAGCAGACCCCAGGAAGCTTCTTTGTCTGTGTAGCAGTTAGGTCTAGCTGCAGTGTACGCAACCCAGTACCATCTACATCTCCTACATTTGGGTAGGAGGTTGCAAAAGATGCAAGTAGGATTGGGCTATTTGGAGCAGGACGAATCTCTGATTTAGCAACATAGCCATTGACCTCAAACCCAAACTGAATCTGTACTGAGTAGCTGTCTCCAGTGTAGACATACAAGTCTTGAGTAAACGCAGAGGTTAGTTTCTTTATACCACCGTAGGTAGGTATCGGTATGTAAACGCGTTCCTTTGGTTCTCTGTCGTCTATCTCTTGAGGAACATAGATAGGTACATAATGGTTGGTTGTCTTTGAAATTCGGCGCAAACTAAATACATCAATTTTGTATAGACCAATACCAAGCTGTGAACACAGCTCTCTGTACTGGGTTTTACGAACCTCAATCATTTGCATCAACTGACGGTAACGTTCAGAACGAGGAATCTGAACTCCGTCAGGAGCTGTAATATCAATGTCAAAGGATGCATCTGTAGCAAGAGTGTAAAGAGCTAAAGTAGAAGCCCAAACAAGTACGGGATATTCTTCCAACGTAGGCAGAGTTGTAATGGATACAGGACGACCATAAGAGTCTACGTGGTTAGCAGTATGCTGTTGAAAAGCTGTAGTAACAAACTGTTCAATTTCAGCACTTGTAAAGTAACGATAATAATTTCCAGCAACAACAATTAACCGCCCTGAAATAGGAGCGGTGTCAAAAACAATATAACCAGTTGCTTCTTCTACCTCTACGGTTGTAGAAACATCTACACCGTTAACGGTAACAATTAAGTTAATACCATCAAGAGGAGAGTACGGAACTAAGTAACGTGTTGAGGTTCCATCAGCTGTTGTTTGGTAAACAAATGATTTAGGGAAGTCACCAAGCTCGGACCGTAAACGGCCTGCCAAACTGGTAAGAATAGCCACGTAACCTCCAAAAGCTGTATGAAGCAATCATCTCAAAAATAACCTAATAAAAAAGGTCCAACCCCCAACTGGGAGGAGGGCGGGAACCAGTTGAGGGTCGGACTACTTTTTGGAGGCTTAGTTAGGCCGCCAAATATATCCGAGCTCTTCTAGGTAGTTAGCAAGATGACCAGGCACTCGGTACTTAACGCCAGCTTTAAAGCTGTAGTGGTTTCCTACTCCGTATGTCATCTCGTCAATATCTGTAATTGTGCGAATAACTACTGAGTCGTTCGCTGTTGTAACTCCGATGTTCTCAATCTCGTCTAGGACAAGTGGAGCATCTGGTTTCTTTGGGTCAAAGACGTTATTCTCTAAACTCTCTGCCTCAACTTGTGCCGCAATTGAAATTTCATCTTTACGGTCTTGTAATGCTTTTGCATTCTTCTTTGCTGCAGTTTCTGCTGCGCGTCCTGTTGCATCTAACGGACTTGTTGGTGTGTTTGCCACGGTGTATTTCTCCTATGTTAGTTTGTGATTAATGATGGCTGGGGACCCAGGAAGGAGTAGGGTCCCCAGACATCGGTAAAGCGAGTCTTAGTTTGTGTAAACCTTGACGATAGCCTGGTCGGTGATAACACCAAGACCCCAGATTGCGTACCATGCAAGAGCGTGCTCACGACCGAAGTCAAGAACGCCACCGTCACGTAGTTCAACTGGAAGGCTGATTGCGTGACCAAATGCGTTGTCACCAATCATGATTGATTCGTAAACATCTGCTGAGTTACCTGTAGCTGAAGTTAGGTAACCCTTTTCAGCTGTGTAATCTGCAGACTCTGGGTTTCCACCTGAGCCTGGAGCAGTGTTAGAAGACACAGGGATGCTACCTGCTGATGCTGGTGCACCAACAAGTGATGATGTGGTGTATGAACCACCAGCAGCAAGCTTCTTAATCTGTGTTGTTTCAATGAAAACTACGTCGTATAGACGACCAATTTCACCGAGCATGAAGTTACCTGGAGCAGCGTACTTTGTGACTTCAATGAACTCTGGGTTAGAGCGAAGGTCACGAGACTGCTTTGGGTGTACGAACTGTACGTATGTCTCACCTAAGCGAGGGATGTTCTTACCAGCAAGGGTAAGAGCTGCATCCTTGATTGCGCCTGTTGTTAGCTTGTGGTTTCCATCAAGCTGTGAGATTGCTGTAGCAGCTGTTCCTTCATCGTAGTTAGTGAAAGCGCCACCTGTGATGCCTGAGCGGTCATAACCAAATACTGCAGAAGTTGCTGCAGAAAGTGTGTTACGTGCTTGTACATCTAGGTACTGTGCCATGTGACGACCTAGAAGACGTGAGGCTGAAGCCATTACGTCATCAAATGATGCATTCAAAAGTAGTTCAGAAACTGCTACTGCGTAGCCGTGTTCTGCAACTGTGATTGCAATCTGCTCTGCTGTGAGAGCGTTAGTTGTCATACGGACACCTTCAGTAAGAGGTGATGGGTCTACTGCGAAGTTCTTGTAACGAAGGAAGTTCACGCGAAGACCAGGTGCAACACCTAGTTCAGTCTTCTTTACTGCGAACTGTTCAAAACGAAGAATTGGCATTGCCTGGAACAAAATTTCTTTTGACCAGATTGTTTGAATTGCCTGGTTCAAAGATGAGTTTGAACCAGAGTAAGCTGTTGGAGCACTCGCTAGTTGCGAGGAGCCTGTAATTGCACTTGCCATTTAGGTCAAGTCCTTTCAGTAGTTGGTTGGTGGGGGATTAACCGAACAGTCCCTGACCACGGTTGCTGGCTGCAGTGCCAAGAAGCTTGGCTCTTTGTTTCGCATAATCTGCCAATGACATATCCCTGATTGAATCAGGCGTGTACGAATTGTTTTCCGAATTGTTATCCAGGGGTCCTGATGCAGGCGCTGTAACTCGTGCGCCTACCATTTGTTGCTTTGCAGATTGCATTGCTGCTTGAGCAGATTGCAAAATACTTTGTGACTTCTCACGCAATAGCGTGATACTGGCCTCAACCTCGTCTTGCGTATTACCGTTAACAAGGTCAATGAGCTCAGGAACAATGTTGTCACGTTCCTGCTCTACACGAGTTGCACGGTAATTTGTAAGGTGGTTGAGTTCTTGTTCTTTGTGCAGAAGAGCAAAAGCTTTTTCTCTTTCAAGACGTTCGTTCTCTAACTGAGCCTGAAATTCTTGCTCCTTCTTAGCGAGGAGTTCCTTGGCAGAAAGTTCTTCTTCTTCCCTGGACTTTTTAGCTTGCTCTTCTAGCTCACGTACAGACTGCTCGTGAGCAGCTTTACGTGCGGCTTCGTCTTCTTGTGCTTTCTTCAAAGCTTCAAGTTCCTTAGCCATCTTTTCCATTTGAGGATACAGCTTAGATTTTTCTTGAGCACGAGCCTTTGCAAGGTCATCTGCAGTAAAAACCTGGTCCACTGGTTCACTCACTTCTTGAGCTACAACTGCTGCTGCAGTTGCTGCTTCAAATACTTCTTGATTATCGGCCATTATTAATCACCTGTTTTTCTTATGTCGTTGTCCGTATGCCTTGCGGCGTATCACGTTGGGGTTTAACAAGACAATTTCATACCATTTAGTGTAAAAAATCTTGTTATATTGATATTTATTTTTTTACTTGTCTACTGCTCTCCTCTGAGGGATTTTAGTTCCGTAGGCTTCAGTGACAAGTCTTTCTCTAATTGCAGCTTCTTGGCTCTTTTCAATGCCAATCATTTGCTGCTGAGCTGGGTCATTGACGCTGTCGTCAGTTTGAGGGCCCTCAATACCGTCTCCCATGATGTCTCCATCACCAAGTTCGGTTGGCTGCATAGGGATGGCAGAGTTTCCATCAGGTCCTGGCATCATTCCAGTCATATCCATAATTGCTTTCTGGATTTGAATCTTTACGAGTTGCAAAGCGCCATCTGCGCCAGCATCGGAGATAAGCTCTTGACGAATCTCTTGTAGCTTCTCTTCTGGGAATTCCTCACCAAGTGTACGTAAAGCACCTTCTTTAGACTCAAGACCCATACCAATTTTAGTTTGAATCTCATTCAAGACAATTAGCTTATCTAGTGGGAGAGGCTGAGGGAACTGAACAGAATTCTGGAAAGTAATTGGGTCTGAAAAATCAAGCTGTGTTAACTGGCCTTCTTTGATTGGGCCGTCTTCATCAGGGTTGTACATAAACTGCATAGGCTCTTTTAGAGCAAGAGTGCGAAGAGCAAGCTCGTTAATTCTTTCAATACCAACACCGTACTGAGCAACCTTCTGTGAGTAACGGTTCATTAATGGCTGGTACTGAATAGAAAGTGCAACACCCGATGTATTAGAGATAGGTTGAACTTGACCCAGTGCGGTTTCTGGGATGTTCATTAGCTCGTGCATTGAGCGCTTTAGAAGTTCTAAGTACTTCAAGGCTCCGTCAATGCCTTGTGCACCGCCTTCCAGGTTGAAGACTTGAGCATCTTTTGGAAGACCGCCCCAAACCTTCTTTGCGCCTTTTTCTAAGTTAGAAGCTTTAGCACCAACAATAACTGTCACAGGAGAAGCGTGGTAGTTAATGATGTCTGCTATGTCAGTTGATATCTCATTGTAAGCGCGGTTTATTGTAATGATGTCGTGTGCGTCTGGGAGACCCCAAGGTGAACCAGAAACTGGAACGTTCGGTATGTGTACAACAGGAACTAACCCAAGTGGATTAGGACGAGAATCAATTAACTCATCGTTTATGTACTCTTCAATTGTGTCGTCTGTAAGAATTTCAGTGTAGGTAAATACTTGACGTGTGCCTTCAAGGGATGTTCCCCAGAAACGATACTTCTGCTTAAAACGCAATAGACGCGTACGGTCGTGTGGGTGAAATTCAGGGAAAGCAAAAGAAGAGTTAAGAGGAAGAATACGAACTCTACCTGGGTGATTTCCTCCAGCAGAGTCTACCCAAGGTTCTTCGTACGCAATTTTTACAAAACAGTCCCCAGTAATGCCACCTTGTTGCCCCATCTCAAGTAGCACACGCATTTTTTCGTTGTCTACTTCCCAGATTCGTTCTAGGCGGTCTGGAATAATTGCTTCCGTTGCTTTTGGTGAACGAAAATGAATACCCTTACCAAATACAAAGCGTGATAAAAAGTCGTTAAATGCACGGTAGTAATTAACCGCAATTTGCATTTCGCCAGACTCACGGCGATAGCCCCAGTGGTGACCAAGGTACATTGCCCAGTTAAGTGAGTAGCGGTTTAAACGTGGACCGTGTACTTCAAACTCTTCGTCAGCTAATTCTACTAGTCCGAGGGGAGAAATAGAGATGGTTAAATCGCTGGATGCGGCTCTATACGATGGTGGAGAAAAATCAAGATATGACATTACTTATCTTTCTTCTTATCTTTCTTAGAGTCTTTCTTCTTATCAGCAACTGTAGCATTCTTTTTCTTAACATCACGAATATGCTTTTTTTTATGCATTTCTAATTTGCGAGTTTGCTCATTTGTTTCAATAAATTTGCCGCCTGATTGGATGTAGCGCTCATGAACCCAATGACTTGCTCCAGGATTAGGGTAGTTAGAATACTTAGCCTTTGCCTGAGCAACAATCATCAAATAAAGTTTTTCATTTGCTGGCTTACTTGCCATTACATCTCCTCCTGATAACCCGATAGCCCCCACACTACTGTGGGGGCATACCGACGTCTGTCTAAATTAGTCGTTTACGACTGTTGCAGATTGACGCTGTGAGCGTCCGCCTGATACTACTTTGGTCTCAATTACTTGAGCTGCATAGTCATTGTTTGTTCCGTGTGCAAACTCGCCAAGGAACGTTGGTGCTTCTACCCATGAGGCAGAACCAACATGTGCTCGCTCTGCAAGAGTTTCTGCAGCTGGCTTTAAGAATACGTTTGCATTGTGGTTAGGACGACCTGGCGCAGGAGTGTAACCCTGCATCATGCCCTTCTGAAAATCATTTGGTACATCTGTGTCTGTCGCAATACCTTCTTCAAAGCGAAGTGGTCCACGACGTGTTGCATTACCTGATTCTTTTAGCTCGTACACATTTGGTGCACGCTCTGGGAACTGCGGTGCTGGGGATAATCCCATAGTAAGACTCCTTAAGGTTGTATATGGAAGGCCATTCCAGGTAATAGTTTCCCGCTTTTTAAAGGGCCTGTGTGGTTAACCGAAGAAAGGATTTGAAGAAGCAACAACTTCTGGCATTACTAAATCTTGAGTTAAAGAACAGGCAATAGATAAAGAGTCCACAAAGTCATCGTGGGCGTAGTTTTCATCAGGGGCTGCAACCAGAAAGTTAGGTCCTTTGAACTGGACTTCGGCATCAGTCATCTGCTGATAAAAGCGTTTCCAGGTACGTAATCGTCGTGTCTTGGCATGAGCAGGCCAGGAAATCATTTCTCGTTGAATCAATGCTTGTAGGTGTTTCCATCGTTTAGATTGCTCACTTGGGCTTGACGTTACAGGCATAACTTCAGCTCTTGGTAAAAGAAGTTTTAAACGTTGCGCTACTGCATCTCCTACACCGTTTGCATCTACACCGACTGCAAGTACGTCGTAGTTCTCTAAGAAGTTAACAATTTGAAAATACTGCTCTTCCCAGTCATCGCCCTGTAGTTCTAGCCAGTTAAGAATACGATGGTCAAAGTAACCAAACTCATCTGGTCTATCCCAGTCAACCCAAACAACTGTAACAACAGTTGAGTCAGTTTTACGTGCAGGGTCAATACCGACAACACAAGGCGTCTTATGCCAAGACTTAACTAACTCTTGTGAAGTATCTCCTAGCTCATCCATCTTAGATGAGGTGATGAACATTCCTCGTTCAAGTAGCCACTTACAGTTGTATGACATTTGAAACTCATCAGAGTCCTCACCAATACGAAGCATTTCTTTTTTAATTGAGCGTTCGTAGTTCTTGTTGTACTTTATAACCTCTTTCCAGTCCCATTGGTAATGGTTCTGTCTATTACCGCGAGTAGTCTGTCGTCTGCGGTTTAATTGAATAGCTTTATAAAAGTTGTTCTTACTTGTTGTTGGGGTACCTGTCTTTACCATTGTTCCTGCGTAGTACGCAAGCATTGGAGCAATAGACTTAGATACAACAAAGTCGTCCGCTTCTTGACACTCATCAATGACGATAAGGTGGAAAGACTTAGATTCAATCTTTGCACGTGGGTTAGCTGTCATCATTGTAATACTTGAACCAGAGTTAGTGAGTTTAATCTGACGGGTTACTCCACCAACACGTGCAGCTTTATCATCAATTTCAACATCGTTTAAAATCTCTAGCGCACGCTCAGAGGTAAGACGCGTTACTGCACGACCAAATAGTGTTTCTGCCTGTCCTTCTGTTGGGGCAAATAACCCAACCCACACACCGTCTTTAAACTTACCAAGAAGTTCTGGGTATAGCTTTGCTAACCGAGGTAACAAAATCATTAAAGTAACTACAGTGTCAGCAACTGTTTCTGATTTACCTGACTGACGTGCAGCAAGTGCAGTTATCTCTTCAGCATCATTGATAATCACTGATTCCATAATGCGTCGTGCTAAAGGTTTTTGATACGGGTGCAGGTCATGTCCTACTAGAACTTTTAAAAAGTCCATCATCTTGTCAATTAGCTTGTCTACAAATTGTTGAGAGAGCTCATCAAGCTCTTCTTCTTTTTCAAGCTCTATCTGCTCAGGGTCTTCGTCCTGCATATAAAACTCAGGATTAATTTCCTCAAACTTCTCGTCATCAAAATCAATAGGCATTATTTCCTCATTAATTGACTAGACCCACATTGCTGTGGGCCATCGCCAGACCAGGAGAGAGGTGAAGCAGGAAAATAGTAGCACACACTACGCACGTTTCTTTAACTCTTTAGCAATTGCATTGAAAACTTCAGTTCCCAACACAACTTCGTCAAGAAGGTCTTTGTTGTGACTCTTCTGCCATTCTGTAATAAGTTTGCCAATCGTGTACATGGACTGCTCCATCCACAGAATCAAGTCTGGCGTTGATATCTTTGAGACTCGCTTCTCTATCCGAGTCTGGGGCTGTCCATCCTGCTTCTTCCGTAAAATCATCGTATGTTACTTCCCGTGTGTTGAGTGCCGATTTAAGTGCGTCTTCTTCAGTTTTAAAGCCAGTCCACTTGCCGAAGGCTAGTGCTTTGTACTTAGGTAATCTTACTAAAAGAGGTTCGGAAGTTCTAAATGGTTCGTCTATTTCTTGAGTCCATCCACGAACAACAAACTTCTTTCCCCAAATAACAGGCAAGTCAATTAGTTGTACAAAGTGTTTTGGTCCGATGTTGTGTACCTTTGGCATTTATCTTCCTCTTGGGTTTTTCCCACCTGTAGATGGGTTCTTACCGCGTTTGCTTTGAGCAATTGTTTTGTACATAGTTTTAGTTTGTCCTGGAACTTTTCCTTTTACAGCAACTTGAGCACCACGACTATAGCGGTAGAACGCTTGTTGTGCCTTCTTAGACAGGCTTGAAACATCTGCTGGGCCACGTGGTTTGAAGTCAAGCATACGAGCAATAATAGCTCCCTTAGAACGGTTGGCTTTAAACGCAGCCCACTCACCGCCTGAAACTTCGTAGTAGTTGTAGAAAGTTCCATCACGGAAAATAACTGTAAGTTTTTCTTCTTCTTCATCGTAACCAGCAGCAACTGTTCTTGGTCGGTCTGGATTGGTAGTAGAGGTTGGAACTACTGTTATATCAGCTGGAGAGGTATCTTCCATCTCATCTGGTTGAAACCCAGGAATTCTCCAGTTAGCAGGATTGTCCAACTGTTCTGTATTCATGTTCTGATTAAAATCAATAATCTCGTATACGCTACGACCGGGGGCATCGCCCTCTGCTGTTCTGTATTTTTCGCCAGCCCAGTTACCGTAATTAGTTGGATTGTAGTAATCCATTGACTGACTATCATCAAACATGATGTCAGAGATGCGGTTAAAAGAACCTTTAGAAGCTGCGGTTACTCCGCCTTGAAAATCATCGCCAAAAATATCTCGGCCTATTGCATTCATCATTTCCTGAGCAGACGGAGCAGCCCTCCGAGAAGAGCTGCTTCCGCCTGTAGGACGTACCATAAATAAACTCCTAATTAGGAGGCTGTTGCCCAAGGTGTGATTGTTACTGCGGCACCTGGTGCTGTGTTGTTCGCACCTGCTGCAACTGACTGTGTCTTGATTGTTCCAGCAACACCTGTGAGACCAGCAACAGTAAGACCTGTTGTTGAAAGCGCACCAGAAGTTGTGGTTGTGAAAGAAACAGTGTTTGTAGCAACTGCTGTAACTGTCCATGTACCGTTGAGAGCTGTATCTGGTGATACGAGGTCTGCAACTGTAATCTTTGTTCCAACAGGGTACTTAGCACCAGCACCTGATGAGGTGATTGTTGCTGTTGTACCTGTACGTGATACTGCTGTGATTGTTGAAGCTGCGTTTGTAGCTGCTGTTGCAGTTGTAGGAACGAGTGATGCGTCCTTCATTGCGTCTGTTGCAAGAGCTGTTGTAAGACCAAGTACTGAAGGAACAAGAACGTAGTCAGTTGCTCCTGCTACATCTTCACCAGCAGAGTTTGCTGTGAACTGTGGGTACCCGCCCCATCCTGAAAGAGCAATGATGTGGTTATCTAATGCTGGGTCTAGACGACCTGTTGAGGTATCTGGGCGAGCATCGTTTGGTTGAATAGGGAAATTTCCCCATACAAAGTCAATTGCGACTTCGCCTGCGGAATCTAGAAGATTTCCGTTGTTATTTACTGCCATGATGTCTACTTTCTCTAGAGAGGTTTGTAATTTCCCCATGCGCTTAGGGGAACCTTAAAGATAGTATCCAAGACTATTGACTTAATGTCAGCGTTTATTCCTCACAGATGTGGTCATCAAGGTCTTCTTGAATTAAGATGGCTTCACAATGACGACACTTAAAGAATCTGATGTTGTCTAATCCAACGTGTAAAGAGTCTGAATGACTAGGGTCAATTGTCATTTCTGGTTCAGCTAACACTTCTGGAGGAAAAGGTCCTCTAGGTTCGTGCACTATTGAAGGTATTGCGTGACCCTGTACCGCAAATTTGCGAATGACAGGCATTATTCTTCAGGTGTTGTTGGTTCTTCTTCAACGACAGGCTCTTCAGCCGCAGTCTTTGATGCCTTCTTAGAGGACTTTGTTGCTAAAGCCTCAAATGCATTAGATTGTTCTTGAACCATTTCTTCAGAACGCTTTAGTAGACCAGCGTTTTTACGATCATTAAGAAACTTTGGCAAGTGCATAGAGCAGTAAGGAATCGTATGAGAAGGTGTAATCTCATAAATCCAAGCTGACTCGGAAGTGCAGTTAGCGCATGTTGTCATTGTTCTACTCCTTAGTTAGCAGTCCCACTTACGAAGTGAGAGGGCCTTTCTTGTTGGTCTTCCTTTTTCGTCCTTCATAGGACCAGGCATACCGCCCATCCTAGCGCAGAAAGATTTACGACGTGCTGCAGACTTTGGAGATTTTTTTGCTTGGTCTGCTGATACAGGTGGTTTTAGGTTATGTCCTTGCGCTTTTGCAGAAGCTCTACCTTTAGCATTTAATCCGCCTTCAGGATTCTTTCCTTCTTTGCGAGTCCATGCAGGGGTTTTGTGCGCTTTTTTATGCGCTTTCTTTTTTGTAGCCATTACTTCTTCTTAATACCGATCATGCGACCAGTTGTTTTATCACGAGTCACTGTTGGCTGTCCTTTAGCAGGAACAGCTTTCTTAGCTGCTGCCTTCTTTGCAGGAGCAGCAGTAGGTGTAGGGTTTTTTAAAGAAACCATTCTTCCACCAGGTCCGCGTGTAACTGTTGGTTGTGGTCCTTTAGGAGTTGCAGGAGCTGCTGCTGGTGTAGAAGCACGGTTCCCTGGCATACCCACAAAAGATTTAGTTTGTCTTGGAGCAACTGTTGGTGTTGGGTTAGTTGCAGGACTTGGTGGTGTCTTTAAAGTAAAACTAGCGGATGCTTTGCCACTAGTAATGGACACAGGTGTTCCGCCTTGTCCTGCAGATGCAACGCGAGACAGCAAGTCTGTAGCGTGCTTATGTGCAACTCCAGCTTCACGTACGCGTAGGCTGGACTCTGTACGAAGTTTTCCTGTTGAAAGATGATGCTCAACAGCTGCCTTCTCTATGTCGTTGTTGTGTCCAAGAACAATCTTCTTTATCTCATGACGACGGCCCGCACCATCTTCTTTTAAACGTTGATTGTGCTCTTGAGCCGAAAGAGATGATGCTTGTTCATGACCTTGCGCAGATAGTGCGGAAGCAATTCCACCTTGATGAGAAGCTAAGTCTTTTGCAAGCTCGTTACTGTGGTGAGCTGCTTCCATACCCATACCGTGCTGCAACACCATTTGGCTTGTGCTAGTTGCACGAGCAGACATGTTGTTAAAGAAGTTGCTTGGCCCAGAGAGGTTCACTGGCTTGTTGTATCTACTTAGGTCCATGTGCTAATAGTCCCTTACTTTTTGTCTTCTGTTTGGTTATTCATTAAGCAATTTTCAATACTGATGAGCCGCTCACTCAGGTCATCAAAAGCATCCATTATCAACACTTGATTTTCGTATAACCTGTCTACACGGTCTTTTACAGTTGTAAATCCACCGTTCTGGCTTAGTTCACCGTCCATGTTATTGAGTCGCTCCATAACACCTGAGACACGGTCACGGCCTGGAGACTCTTCTTCGCCTTCCCAATCGCGCATGAAGCGCTCCATCCATTGAGCCCAACGTTTTACTCGTTTGTATAGCGGACTCAAGAGCACCCCCAAACTAATGAGAGCACCAGCGACAATACCTAAAGTCATAAAAATATTTGTCACTGGTGCTACTCCTCTAAATTACTTTGAGCCGAAGCCGTATGATGGGTCTTTTGGGTTTACAAACTTTGCTGCTGGACCAAGAAGGCCTGCAATGAAAGCGTTTACCAAAGTCTTTGGGTCTGAAATTCCGCTCATATAGAGCGCTGCAACAGCAGCAAGACTTGCACGCAGCCAAGTAGCTCCTGCAGCTTTAAGTGTGTTGATATCCATGGTTCTCCTTACTGAGTGCCCTACTCAGAGACAATAGTCTCTTATTCTTCGCGGTTACGCAGTGGATACGTAATAGCCCATGCAACTAATGTTGCAATGATTGCGTAACCAACGATTGTTTTTGCAGAGCCGTCTAGAACTACCCAAGCAATAAACATACCTAGTAGTGTCCATAGCTGGTCAATCATGTCCTTTAGTACTTTCATTGCTTGCGTCTCCTTACGCCTTTGCTATCACCTGACGGGCCTCCACCACCAGAACTTCCGCCTCCACTAGTACTTCCAGATGTTGAACCACCCGCAGCAGCAACTGCATTAATAGCAGCACCTGCAGCAACAACAGTTGCAACAACCATGTCGGTTGCTTCTTCACGTTCTTCATCTGACATATCTGCGCCAATACTTCCAAGGGCTTCTAAAGCTGCGCCTGGGTCTGAAAAGGCTGTTGCCAATAGTTCTCCAGGATTTTCCAACAACTCAATTTGCGCAGCAACTTCAGCGGTGATTACAACTGCATTACCGTTTTCGTCGGTACGCACATCAACTGGTGTTGCTGCAGGCAAGTCTTTGTATTCAAGTCCTGCTTCTTGTATTGCAGATGCGGAGAGTGCTTCACCAGGAGCAACTGATTCAATAAGAGCAGTTGCAACAACCGTTTTTTGTTCTTCAGTTAGTTTACCTTCTTCGGCAGCTTTCTTCAGTGCTTCTGCTTCTGCTTTTTCAGCAGCTTCTTCTTCTGCAAGTTTTTCTGCTGCAATTCTTTTTTCTTCTGCAAGTGCTTCAGCCTTTGCCTCTGCAATGGCCTTTTCTTCTGCTGCTATACGCTCAGCCTCTGCTTCTGCTTCTGCAATGGCTCTTTCTTCTTCCGCTATGCGCTCTGCTTCTATGCGCTCAGCCTCTGCCTTTGCTTCAGCTTCTGCTTTTTCTTCTGCTGCTTTAATTTCTGCTGCAATGCGGTCTGCTTCTTCTTGGGCTTCTTTCTCTGCTTGAATTCTTGCTGCTTCAATCTCTGCCTCTATGCGCTCAGCCTCTGCCTTTGCTTCAGCTTCTGCTTTAATTCTTGCTTCTTCTTTTGCAGCTTCTTCTGCTGCAATCCTGTCAGCTTCCGCTTGTGCTGCTTCTTCTGCTGCAATTCTTGCAGCTTCAACCTCAGCGGCTATACGGGCAGCTTCTGCTTCGGCTGCTACACGAGCAGCTTCAGTCGCTGCTGCTATACGAGCAGCCTCAATTCTTTCTGCTTCTGCTAGTCTTGCTACTTCTTCTAACCTAGCGACCTCTGCAAGTCTTGCTACCTCTGCAAGCCTGGCAACTTCGGCTAACCTAGCAACCTCTGCAAGTCTTGCCTCTTCCGCTAATCTTGCTACTTCAGCAAGTCGTGCAACTTCGGCTAACCTTGCTA